TCTGACAGCAGATGAAGAAGTAGAGTTAGCTGAAATTTTGGATCCATTTTCGAGTTCAAGAGAACCTTTGTTCCATGCGATTATACCCTGTTGCATCCATTTTGGCAAGTTTTCATATGCCAACTGCAATCTACCTAATAAATCTCTGGCAGTAGAGGCCTTGTTCGCAAGTATAGCAATATTAACATTATCATTAAAAACTGCATAATGAAGCAAATAAGAAACAACTGTAGTGGATTTACCCGTCTGCCGAGGCATCTTACAGATGTTAAAACGACTTTCGTGGAAATTTCTAACGAGTTTTTCTTGGAAGTCATACAACCTAAAAGGCACAAGACCTTTATCAAGTGATACTATTTGTATATATTTTCTTGCAAAATAAACAGGATCTTCCTTACACTTTACAAACTCAAGTATATTTTCTTGAGAAAATTGTATTTGTGTATTTGCTTTTTTTAGATTCGGATTTCCAAGGTAAACATTATCAGACATAATTCAATCAGCAATTCCAGCGTCTTCGTGCTTGTCTTAATCGACTATTTGGATCTTTTGCTGCTTTCGGAAACTTCTTCATTTGTCCTGCACTTCTTGCACAGTAACTCTTTCTTCGATTAGATGCCTTTGATCCTTTCTTTAATTTAGAAGGTTCTGTAGTTACAGCAGTCTTTAATTTAGATCCGGGATTTCTACGACGATATGCTTCAACACCTTTCTGTGTCATTCCAGCACCGCTTTTTGTGGGTCTCTTGTGTCCAGACTTGACACTCATACCCTTCATATCGTCTTCAGATAACTTTTTTACGTCGTCCTTACCCTCATAACCTATTTCATCTCTCCAGTTTACCATAGATTCACCGACTTTTTTCTTCACACAGTTTGGATATCTCTTACCAAACATAGTCTTCATACCTTTCTTTTCATAACCCTTCCAACACTTTTCATCTAGATTCTCCTCTTTCATACTCTTCTTCTTTTTCTTAGCAACCATTAAATCCATTAATCTTTGCTTCTTAGAAATTGCAATTGCTGCCTGTTGTGCAGGATTCATTGCCTCACTTGTAACACCTGCTTTTGATCTTTCTTTTTCAGCGATGCTTTTGATGATCATCTTTAACTTTGCTCTCTTACCATATGGATTTGGTTTCTTCTCTTGTTTTCCAAATGCTGCCATTTGTCCTGATGGTTTGCCTGATCCTTTAGTAATACCATATGCCATACCTTCAGAAGTTGTAGTAGTATGCTGCTCATCAGGAGTATTTGATGCAAGATTCTTTGCCTTCTGTTTCTTAGAAATTTTTGGCCCTCCCACTGGATCACCATATTCATCTCTTTTCATTTCAGATACTTGTTCAGTTCCTTGCCAAACACCATTTTCATTAGTGATTGGTTTCATATTTGCAGGGCCAACTATATCCACAATACCTGCAATTGTTTGACCATCAGAATTTTGAATCTCAACAGCATTTTCTTTCATGTGATCTGCTGCCTTATATAAAGGTTTACCTGTAAGTTTATTTTTTTTACCTGCCTTTAAACCTTGATATGCTGGTGTATTTCCTTTTTTGTCAGCATTAGTTACTTCATATGCCTCTGACTTATTACCCCAGTTTGCTGCACCAACCTTACGACACTTAACTAAAGCACCTGATGCATATGCAGATGGCCATACAGAGTATCTTGACTTAACTTTATGATAGCAAGCATCTTTTGTGCCACTACCCTTTCCTTTCTTATCTTTGACCTCACTTATGATGTCATAAATTGTATTTGTTTCTGAGCGATACTTTTCTCTTTGATTTGGTATTATATACTCAACATCTAATTGATCACCAACTTCTACATTATTCTCTGCAAACCATCCACGGTTTACTTCAATTGCTAACTCAATATTTCCCTCTGAATATACTGGAACTGGATTATTTGGTTCTAACTGCTTAATACTTTCAATAATACCATCTTCTCTGATAAAAGCAATGTCAAGAGGTATTCTTGTTTCAGTCATGTGGAATGACTGTTGTGCAATATTATCAAATACAAAAAGCATACCGCTATCTGTATCTAAACTTTCACGAAACATTAATCCTTGTTTGAAATCTAAAGCACTCTTTGGAATCTCTAGTCTCAAAGGTAATATTGTAAATTCTTCTTTCATTTTTCTTTTCGGATCGGTTGATACCATTGTTGGTGCAGCTGCACCTGATTTTTGTGGTTGATTAGGATCTGCTGCTCTCTTTCTTCTTGCAGCACTATCTCTTTCTTTATCACTCATGGATCTTCTCTTTGAAGAGGAGACACACTTAGGAGTTGATTTTTGACCGGGTTGACGAGCACAAGGTTTACCGTCATATTTACCACCAACTTGAACCCAACCTTTTACTTTACGTCCAGATTTAGTGGTGCCACTTGATTTACCAAACCAAGCACGGAGTCCTTCTTCATTCATTGCTTTTTCTAAATCATCTGCTTGTTTTGCATGTGTTTTAGATCCACCCCTTAGTTTTTTAACCAAATGTTTTATAAATGGTTTATCCTTTTTATCTAAAGTTTCTTTCATGAGAAACCCATCATCACGAAGAACAGATCCTTTGGGAATAGGTTTACACTTCTTGTCAGTGTTGCAATAGTAGTATCCTTTTTTACAGGATTTCATTATTCAGTGCTTTTCGACTCATTATTATTTAGAATACCTTGTTTTAGAAGTTTTGACAACTCACTTGTAGATCCAACAAATAAGGCATTATTCGTGACATTATTTTGTGTTTTAGTGCTGTCTTCATCAATATCTTTCATCTTCTTCTGTAAATCCATCAATTTATCTGTGCTATCTGCAACTGATTTAATTAACTGTCCAGCAACCTCATACGCTCTTGGACTTGCACTTTCACCAGCAACTTCCATAATACCATTGATCGCTTCTTGTCCCTTTTCAATTAGAGAATATAATTGTCCTCTTGTATATTTGTAATCCTTTTCAATATCATTCTTTTTTAAAACAACATTCGGTAATTCAGTTTTTTCATCTTTTTTGACAATAGACGTTTCAACATTAAGAGATTTTTCAATACTATTGAAATTTGTATTCATCATGAGTCTGTCCTTGTTGCAGGATTGAATTGTAGTGAGTCTGTAAAGATGCTTGATGTCTCACTAAATCCAAAGTCATCACCAATATCTATAAGATTATCATCTGCTGTGGTCAATTTATTAACTCTTGCCTGTTCAAGATGTTCAACTTTAAGTGTTCGATCAAACCCTCTTTTTACAACTAAAGTAGTCGCATCTGGTTTTTCTTTGATCTGCATCACTTCACTATCAATTACAATACGATCACCAACTGTAAAGTTTGTTGTATCATTTACAGTAAATCTAACTTCTGTCGCACTGATGTTAAATGTAAGAACCGCAGTATTATCACCATCATAATCCTTGACTGCTTTTGGTGTAACAACATAGCGAAGTTCTCTTCTCTTATTCTCACGATCCATATTGGTATGATAATCCAACTGAACTTTCTTGATAAGACCTTCTGGAGTATCTGCAACTGGGCCGAATAGATATGTTTTTGCTGTAAAATTAAGAGTATAGATTAATGCTCTTCTTGTTGCAAAATCTCCTTCATAATCATCTTGGAATGAAATATTATCTAATACAACACTGATATCTCTTTTCTCTCCAATTACGCTTACTAAGTCTACAGTTAAATTAAAAGATGGTTGAAAAAATGGTAAAATCTGTTCTATGATTTGTAATCCATCATCGTTTAGTTTAACCAAGATATTTAATTCAAAACCAATATTATATGGCACTGGCATGAATACTTTTCTTAAATTTGATCCATCAGATGCTTTGAATGTTTGTGTGATTGTGGATTTTCTTGTAGCATCATACGAGATATTTGTCATCTCAAAAGACATACGAGGTAACGTAATTTGAGTTGCACGATTTAAATCAGGTTGTTGCTCAAGTCTTGCTAAAAATTTCTGCATTGGGCCATATGCCAATGCAACTTTCATATCGCTTATTGATTTACCAGTATTGTCATTATGACGAATGTGAATATCATTGAACAATGTTCCAAACGATATAACTGTCTTCCTAAGTATTTCGTGATAAAAATAAGTGCCTAACATTAGTAAGTACCAAATGGATTAGTTTCAGCGAAATCTATGATTTCATCTGCTTCAAGTTCAAACTCGTCATTGTTGCTGTAATCATCATATATATCACGATTGTCATATTCACGAACATTATACGATACAAATTGAGTTGTTCCAGTTGAAACATTTATTGTAGTGATACCTGAATTTATAGTTCTCTGTGATATGGTAATATTACCAGCACCGATTGAAAGCACAGTGAGTCCTGCACCAACAATATTGTCGATCGCAGATATTGCAGCTCCGACAAGTATACCAGATGTATTAATTCCAATGATATTTGTATTGATACCAATAGTTGCAGATGCAGTATTAGAAACATTAAAGAATACTCTCTCTCCTCTTACCTCCTCACCCGGAATAAATCCTCTAATCGTAGTTCCAATACCGACATTTGTTACCTTAAGAACTTTAGTATCAGCATCCCATGATCTAACTCTAGCCTGAGTAAATGATGTTTGTCCAGTAACAATATCATTGTAATCATAATTACCACGACCTGTAATAATATTTGGATCTGAAATTGTAACTGCAGGAGCCGATGTATATCCTGAACCGGGATTTGTAAATCTGAACGATGTTACAACTGTATTTCCTGTATCAACCACAGCAGTGACTAATGCAGTTGTTCCTACACCCACTGGCCCCGCCACAGTGACAGTTGGAGTTGTTGTGTATCCTCTTCCCTGTTCAGTAATGTTAAAACCGATTACACCTTGACCTGAAGTCACTAAATTACAGGTTGCGATAGCACCAGATCCATTACCACCAATTATTCTAATACTTGGTGCAACCGTATATCCTGATCCGGGATTTGTAATTAAGATTTCCTTGACCGAGAATACTCCTGCCCTTTCAGTCGTGATTGCAACTGCAGATGCGTTCGTACTTCCAG